TTAGGAAAGTTTAAATTAGACATTGCTGACTATGTAGAACAAATGGTAGAGAATGCTAAACCTGCAACTTGGAGAACTCGTGGACAGATTGGCAAGTCAAGACCCGAAGAAGAATTAGAAGCAGAAGATTATGATTTGGAACGTTTTGGATATGGCAAAGATTATCAAATTACTCATCTTAATTGGGATATACCTGAAGTACTTCAGAAAGTCAGTAAACTATTTTCTTTAGAAGATTGTATGAATCGTATTCATGTTCAAAAGCCAGGAGAAGTATGGAACTTACATTTAGATAAACTAGAAAAGTGGAACCCAACTAATCCTAATAGTGTTATTAGAATTCAAGTTGCACTAACAGATTGGCAACCCGGACAGTTTTGGAGTTATGGTAACTATCAACATAGTATGTGGAAAGTAGGAGAAGTCACTACATTTGATTGGCAGAATCTACCACATAGTACAGCAAATGCTAGTCATTATCCTAGAGTAACATTTCAAATAACCGGTGTAAAAACCCCTGCAACAGAGCAGTTTTTAGCAGAATTAGCAAGTGTAGATGAATACCAAATAAGATAAATACATAATAGGGGAACACTAACATGGCTATTAAACACATATATGAATCTGCTAAGGGTACTGAATTCTTATCCTTTGATGATTGGCTTAGAGTTACATTAATGGAAAATTATTCTAAATTTTTAGAAGTAACGTTTCCTAGCGAAGAATATGATCAGTACTATAACAAGTGGATCATAGAAGAACAAATAACTAAACACACAACTATGGATGATGATGCTGTAGTGTCTGTTACTAATCTTGGGTAATAATGAGGGCTACAGATTTTATCTCTGAAAATACGATTAGCGAGGGGCCTGCAATAGAACTCGCTAAACGCCTACCTAGCCTTGAAAAACATGATTATGATACTATCGATAAGTTAATGCGTGATATCAGTGCAAAGCATCATATTACGGGAAAAGCATTACATGACTTATTTGTAAGAAAGTATAAAAAGACGCCTGATAATTGGATAAAAAACAAACTAGACGAAGTTGATAATACTGATCCTGACTTACAAAGTGAGGTTGATAATTTCGTTCAGTGGGCCGCAAAGAAATTAAATCTACAAAAAATACCTAAAATTGAATTGAGTATGGATACTAAAGAAGCACAACAAGGGCATCATACAGGATCACATACAGAGGGTAGTGATAATGTTTGGGTATACGCCGCAAATAGAAATCTAGTAGATATACTTAGAACAGTATTCCATGAATTGGTTCACGTTAGACAAAGTGAATTGAACATGATAAAGCCGGGTGATAGTTATCCTGGCAGCCCAATTGAAGCAATGGCCGATATGCTTGCTGGTAAATATATTAAGATTTACGGCGAAAAGAATCGACACATATTCCAATAAAGTTGACATTAATCTAAATCTCTGTTAGACTATACAGATGATTAAGTTGCTATTTCCTTTGCCTAAAGAAATCACTATTGCATTTAGCGGTGGTGTAGATAGTGTTGCTATCACAGACTTTCTAAGTAGAAAACACAAGGTTACTTGTGCCTTTTTCCATCATGGTACAGAAAATAGTGAACGTGCATTTGAGTTTGTTACCAAATTCTGCACCAATAGAAATCTACCCTTATTTGTAGGAATGCTTACCAGTCAAAAACCCGATGACTTAAGCCCAGAAGAGTTTTGGCGAAACGAGAGATATAAGTTTTTAGAACCATTGGGTAATGTAGTAACTGGGCATCATTTGGATGATGTAGTTGAAACTTATCTTTGGGCATGTATGCATGGAACTCCCAAATTAATTCCCCGTTTTCGTAATAACGTCTTGCGCCCATTTCTCACAACGAGAAAGTCCGAATTTGTTGACTGGTGCAAGCGTAAGGGTGTATCATGGTGTGAAGATACTAGTAACACAGATACAAAGTATACCCGCAATCTTATTCGACATAATTTATTACCAACTGCATTACAAGTCAATCCTGGCTTGCATAGCATGGTGAAAAAATTAGTTGAGAAACAAGAGCAATCGCTATATAATAACACAGGAGAAAATTATGAGTGACGCACGTACATTTACAGGTGATGCAAAAATTAAGTTGACACAATTAGTCAACGAAGGTATGGCAGTAATGCATGAAATTGAAACGCTTCAGGGCGGTCTTACAGACACAATCAAGGCTGTAGCAGAAGAACTTGAAGTAAAGCCAAGTGTATTGAAGAAGGCAATTCGTATTGCGCACAAGGCAAGTCTTGGACAGACTAACAAAGAACACGAAGAACTTAATAACGTCCTTGAGGCAGTTGGCAAAACACTGTGACAAGTATACTACTTGGTATATTCGAATGGATTAAAGAGGATTGGGCATCAAACCGTATAAGGTTTGCTGTAGAGTTATTGGCTTGGGCTATCAGCGTTGGCTGTAGTTTGACATTAGCCATTACCGTACCCAATCCTCCGTTCTATATTTTATATCCAGTTTGGATAAGCGGATGCGCTATGTATGCATGGGCAGCTTGGACTAGAAAATCATTTGGTATGTTAGCAAACTATCTGCTATTGACTACCATTGACACTGTTGGCTTAATTAGACTATGGGTCGTTTGATTGCGTTTGGGTGTTCACTTACATTTGGTTTAGCCCTACCCGATGTTTGGCCTTATAAAGAAAAATATTATCCTAGTGATTTAGCATGGCCAAAATTATTAGGTTCTAAATTAAATTTAGAAGTTATAAACAGGGGTCACCCGGCGGCAGGTCAAACAGAAATATTTGCAAGAATATTAGATTTTGATTTTCAGCCCGGTGACATTGCTATAACGATGTGGAGTTATTTTGATAGGTTAGAATTTTGGAAATTTATGGAACCAACAGTTGGGACTAGAATTAACCAAGATCATAAATCTTACAGGAACTTTGTTTTATTAACTGAAAAATATCAAATTGATATCGCTAGAAGAAATTGGTTAATAATTCAACATGCACAGTTGTATTTAAAACACAAAAACATCAAATCTGTTTCATTAATGTGTTTGGAAGATAGAGAACGTCATCCAAATAGTCTTTACAAAATTGATGCATGTGATACAATACAAGATATATCGTGGAATTATTTAGACAAAGCGTTGGATAAAGTTCATCCGGGCGTTGAGTCACATAAAAACATGACAGAACAAATTTACAATAAGGTATTTAATGTCGTATATTGATGCTATACATGATAGAGATAGTGATAGGATTTTCGTTGTAGAACGAACTCCAGAGGGAAAGCGCACATATAAAGAATATCCTTGTAACTATACTCTTTACTATAGCGATCCTAAAGGCAAGTATCGCAGTTTATATGGTGATACTGTAAGCCGTTTTAGTACACGCAAGCGTGGTGAGTTCGAAAAAGAAAAACGAATTCATGCGAATAAGAAACTGTTTGAGTCTGATATCAATGTGGTATTCAGATGCCTCAGTGAAAATTATCTGAAGGTAGAGCCTCCAAAACTCCATACATGTTTCTTTGACATTGAGGTAGACTTTGATCCGGATAAAGGCTTTAGCCCAACGTCGGATCCGTTCAATCCGGTTACGGCTATTTCAATGTACTTGGATTGGCTTGATCAACTCATCACGCTTGTTATTCCCCCTAAACACATGAGCAATGAAACTGCGCAAGAAATTTGTAGTCAGTTTGAAAATTGCTTATTGTTCCGTAGTGAAATAGAAATGTTTGAAACCTTCTTTCAATTGATTGAAGATGCGGACATACTAACTGGTTGGAACTCAGAAGGATACGATATTCCATATATGGTTAATCGTGTTACTCGCATTATGAGTAAAGACGATACACGCAAGTTTTGTTTGCTTGGGCAGATGCCTAAGGCAAGAACATATGAACGTTTCGGCAAAGAAGAAACAACGTATGACTTAGTTGGTCGTGTTCATATGGACTATTTGCAGTTGTACAAGAAGTACAACTACGAGAGTCGCCACAGTTATAAACTTGACTTCATTGGTGAAATGGAAGTCGGTGAAAACAAGACACAATATGAAGGTACACTTGATCAATTGTACAATAAAGACTTCAAACGTTTTATTGAATACAATCGACAAGATACAATGTTGCTTGTTAAGATTCATAACAAATTAAAATTCTTAGATTTGGCAAATGCACTTGCACACGAAAACACAGTGCTGTTGCCCACAGTCATGGGGTCTGTTGCAATGATTGAAATGGCAATCATGAACGAGGCACATGAAAGAGGTCTGGTAGTTCCAGACAAAAAACGAAAGGAAATGAATAGTGATGAACAACAAGCGGCAGGTGCCTATGTTGCTACGCCCAAAAGGGGCATACACGAATGGGTCGGTGCAGTGGATATCAACTCGCTCTACCCCAGTGCTATTAGAGCCCTCAACATGGCTCCCGAAACAATCGTTGCTCAAGTCAGACAGTCACTCACTAACCAGTACATGCACGAAAAAGGGAGACGGTTGGCTAGTGAAAAGAAACGAAGTAAAGACGATGACGAAGTAACTGGAAGCGTACTGTGGGAAGGATTGTTTGGTAGTTTAGAATACACAGCAATCATGAACCAAGAACGCGGTACAATGCTCACACTTGATTATGAAGATGGTCGTAGTGTAGAGATGAGTGCTGCCGAAGTATGGAAACTAATCTTTGACAGTCACAAACCATATATCTTAAGTGCTAATGGTACTATCTTTAGATATGACCAAGAAGGTGTAATTCCCGGTCTACTTACACGTTGGTATACAGAACGTAAATCTATTCAGAAACAAGCAAAAGAAGCCTATGGTACTGATATGTATGAGTACTATGATAAGCGACAACTTGTTCGTAAGATTTTGCTTAACTCAGCATATGGTGCATTGTTGAATGAGCATTGCCGTTTCTATGACAAGCGTATTGGTCAAAGTGTTACATTAAGTGGTCGTCAGATTGTTAAACACATGATGAGTACCATCAATGAAACAGTTGCAGGTGAATACAATCACGAAGGTCCTACTATCGTATATGGTGATACTGATAGTTGCTACTTTAGTGCGTATCCGACATTAAAAGAACAAATAGAAAAAGGACAATTAGAGTGGAATAAAGATGCATGTGTGCAACTTTATGATGCTATTGCTGAACAAGCAAACGAAAGTTTCCCTGCATTTATGGAACGTGCATTTCATGCTCCAAGAAAGAACGGCGAAATTATCAAAGCAGGTCGTGAACTTGTAGGTGATCGTAGTCTATTCATTACAAAGAAACGCTATGCTATTAACATCTATGACAAAGAAGGCAAGCGAAAAGATGTGAATGGTAAGATGGGTGATATCAAGGCTATGGGTCTTGACTTGAAACGTGCTGATACTCCCAAGTATGTTCAAGAGTTTTTGATGGAAGTATTATCAATGGTTCTCGCAGGTAAAACACGTGATGATGTTATTGAAAAAATTAAAGAATTTAAAGTAGAACTTGGTAAACAAGACAGTTGGACTAAGGGTAGTCCTAAATCTGCAAACAAGTTAACCTATTACGAAGAATTAGAAAAGAACAGTAAGACAGGTAAAGCGAATATGCCAGGGCATGTTCGTGCGGCATTGAATTGGAACTACTTGCGTAGAGTAAATGGTGACAATTATAGTATGAAAATGGTTGATGGTATGAAAGTCATTGTTTGTAAACTCAAGTCAAATGCTTTGGGTTTCACTAGTATTGCATACCCAACTGATGAACTACGCTTGCCTAAATGGTTTTGTGACTTACCATTTGATGATAGTGAAATGGAACGCACATTGGTTGACGAGAAGATTGAAAACTTACTAGGTGTATTGGGTTGGGACTTACGTAGCAATACTGATACAAACAGTACGTTTGATGATTTATTCTCATTTGGTTAAATTAGATATTGACAAGCGTAATAAAATCCATTATTATACACAATATTCTCGCCTAAATATTAAACACAAAGGAACACATATGAAAGACAATTTACAGGATTTGATTCAACATACACATGGTCTAGGAGTTATTGACTTAATCAGAGTCAATGGCACAGACAAAGAAACACAGATTATCGCAGTCAGTGAAGATAAGAGTGTTGTAGTTATGGGTACTACTAAAACCCCTATGCCAGATTTCATCGGCACATTCGGTATGCCTAACTTAGGTAAACTCAAAACTATCTTAGGCTTTGATGACTATGATGAGCATGCAGTAATTAACGTTACACGCAATAAGGATGATGTTCCTACTGCTGTACACTTTGAAACTAAGGTAGGAGACTTTGTTAATGACTATCGATTGATGAGTAAGTCAATTATCGAAGAAAAGGTAAAAGACGTTAAGTTTAAGGGTGCTAAGTGGGACGTTGAATTTGAGCCTACTGTTGCAGGTATTCAACGTTTTAAGAAACAAGCAAGTGCTAACAGTGAAGAAGATAAGTTCACATGTAAAACAGATAAGAATGATTTAAGAATTTACTTTGGTGAACCTTCAACACACAGCGGTAACTTTGTATTTCATCCTGGAGTCAGCGGTGCATTGAATCGCCCCTGGATGTGGCCTGTTAAGGTATTCCAAGCAATTATGGACTTGCCAGGTGACAAGACTGTGCGTATTAGTGATCAGGGTGCTGCCGAAGTTACTGTTGACAGTGGACTTGCAGTATATCGTTATCTTCTTCCAGCACAAGCAAAATGATTAAGAACATCACAGGCGGACAATATATCCAAGTCATGGGTGGTAGCACTAGTTACCCCTATGTCAACATGAGTAACCCTAGCGCAGGCATGATGCGTTACAACGGTCTAAATCAAAACATGGAAGTCTATGATGGTAGCAGTTGGATGACTATCTCTGGTAATTCAAGCATGGTTGATTTGAATAGTGATGCTAGAGATTTGCTTGAATGGGCTAGAATTAAACGAGCAGAAGAACAATACTTAGAGAAAGAAGCAGAACGTAATCCTACTATCAAAGACTTAGTGAATCAGCGTAAAGTCATTGATGATAAAATTACTATGGTAAAAACATTACTTAAAAGTTCTGGTAATGAAGCAGAGCAAGAACGAGTATATCCGCAGACAACTCCATGATAGATAAAGAAAATCTCACAAGTAATCATAATCCTGATTGGGCACTGTTCTTACCGGCAGTGTCTAGTTTCTTCATCACTGGCTTAGGCAAGCAACGTGAAGGAGAGAACTATTTTGATAGTGCAAGAATCCCTGCAGGCTTCAATGGTGACGTTGAATGTCTAAACTTCTTAAACAGTAAGCAGGGCTTATTCAAGTATAAGTGGGGTTTATATAGTGCTGGTCATGCTAACTTAGATACTACAGTTGATGATCATGCCGAAAGTATTATTCGTAAACGTGAAAGTGGAACGTTTATGCTAGGTGATAGTGGTGGATTTCAAATCATGAAAGGTCAGTGGCCTGCTGATTGGAAGAACCCTAATTGCCCTAAAGCATTGAAACAAAGAAAATTAGTGTTGACATGGATGGACACATACATGGATTACGGTATGTGTTTAGATGTGCCAACACAAACATTGCGTAATAAACATTTGTTAGATAAGCATGGTATCAGTACAATCGATGAGGCTGTACTTGCTACGCATATTAATAACGAATATTTTATTAAGCATAGAAACGGGAACTGTAAATTCTTAAACGTGTTACAGGGCTTGAATCACAAGCAAAGTGACGATTGGTACGCCGAAATGAAAAAGTACTGTGATCCAAAAATGTATCCAGACAATCATTTCAATGGTTGGGCGTTTGGGGGTCAAAATAAGATTGACATTCACCTTACGCTAAGACGAATCGTAAACATCATTCATGATGGCTTGCTTGAACCCGGCAAACATGATCTTATACATTGCTTGGGTACATCGATTCTTGAATATGCAGTATTGTTTACTGATATTCAACGTGCAGTCCGCAAGTATCATAATCCTAACTTGCAGATTACTTTTGACTGCGCAAGCCCTTTCTTTAGTGCTGCCAAAGGTCTAGCATACTATAACACTTCTATTGAGCATGATAAGAAGTGGACGTATAGTATGGAAAAAACTGCTGAAAAGAAATCATATCACAATGATACTCGCAAGTTTAGCGATGCTGTGTTGCAGGACAATATACATAAAATGTTTAGTGATAGTCCTATCACTGAACGTATGATGGTTCGTGACTTATGCTATCGTGGTCCAGGCTTCTTAGGCCAGCATGGTAAAGAGACAAAGACTAGTTGGGATACACTAAGTTATACATTATTGCAAGCACACAATGTATATCAACATATTTGGTCTGTACAAGAGGCAAATCGTAGATATGAGCAGGGAATTAAACCTGCTATGGTATTGGATCGCTTTGAAGATATTAGTTTTGGTGAAATTGTAGATGAAATATTTTCACTAAAGGATCGTCAAAAGAGTTTAGACCTTATAGAAGAACACAGTCGTTTTTGGACTCAAATGAAGGCTGGACAAGGATATAGTGGCAAGAAATCAGTCAATGCATTGACTATGTTTAACCAACTGTTTGAAGAGCAAGATTCTGATCCTGAGGTAGATGAGGATATTGAAGATAGCGATGACGCCATGATGAGTGCTTTGTCATAGAATGAATTTAGTATGTTTCCCCAACTACTGTGGTGGTGGTTTAGTCTGCGATTTGTTAAATAATAAAAAGAATAAAATAGTAAATGGGACGATAGCCGCTTCGCAAGAGCATAGTTTTTTAAAAGTTGGGAATAACGGAATACTAGTTCAACGTACCTTTGACAGAAAAGAATGGGATAGATTATTTTCTTACTATATTGCAAAAGAATGGACTAAGAGTATATGGTACGGAACTCATATTCATCCTTCAGTAATACCAAATTTATCAGAGTTTGAGCGTGTAATTTGCATCACTGATGAAACTAGATTGAGCAAACTATATCGTATACTTAGAATATACAATATTGAATTAATTAAAGAACCCGATACTAATAAAAGAATAGGATCTTTAATTGGAAATATGAAACTATTAAAAGACACATTTACTAGCCATAAAGATTGTACGAATATCGAATTTTGTGATATAGTAGACGGAAAGTTTGTTAGAGATAATGATTTGGATGTATCATATTTTGAAGAATGGAAACAAGCAAATGCTTGGTTGTATGATTTGAAAGATGATTTGGTGATTGAACATTTCAATCAAATGTATAAGGAGACCTAATATGTCTTATCATGGTAGAATCAAAACGCTTGAAGAAGCATATAGAATAACTACACAGAAAATTGATAATCACGAAGGTGACAAAGAATCATTAAATGTGTTAAAAGAACAACAGTTAAAGTATTTTGACGAGTTGCGCAGGCTTAGAAAACTTCAATGGGAAGAGGATCATGAACGTGTTAACTTTGATGATGAAAGATAATTATGGATGAGACTGTTACTAGTTGGAGTGCTATGAACATACCTCATAGTAATGAGCAAACAGCAAATATTACATTAACTAGCGGTCAAAGTGAAATGTTACGTGTCGCACAAGATGGGTTTTATGTGCGAGGCGTAAAAATTGAGCAGGACGAGAAAGAAGCAGAAAAGGTATATAATGCCTTTCATCAATGGTTAACATGGGCAACACTTAATAGGAATTATTAAAATGGATCAACGTGAACAGGCTTTAATAGAGAAAAATGGTAGAATTATGAAAAACGCAAAAAGAATGATATGGGTAACCTTTCGTAAAGAAGGTATACACCGATACCCGGCAGCATCAAGTGATCCTAAATTAGCAACGAATGATGAATATGACGTTAGTTTTTTAGGATATCCACATAGGCACATCTTTCATTTCAATGTAGCAATTCAAGTATTTCATGACGACCGTGATATTGAATTCATTCAGTTCAAGCGTTGGTTGGAAAAACTTTATAGTGAAGGTACACTTGAATTGAACCATAAGAGTTGCGAAATGATCTGTGATGATCTATACTTAGAAATAGCACTGAGATATCCCAACCGTGATGTTGAAATTACAGTATCGGAAGACGGAGAAAACGGTGCTACAATAGAGTACGATACACATAAACCATATCAATCACTAGCCATCTAAAGGAGAAATTATAATGGCAAAGCATGAAGTCAAGCATAACCCGCGTGTCAAACAGATTTTTGAGGACTTGGAAAAGTTCTTAGAGTTCTGTAAGGATCATGGATATGTATTTGATGAGAAGGACCTATATAGTAATAAGAGTCATACTTATAGGCAGTTCAACAAGTTTCTAACAGGCAAACCTGTTAGAGATAATTGGGAAATGGATCGTAAACCATCATGAGTGAGAGGTGCAAGTACTGCGGGAAGCAAATGAACGATGAGTTGCTTCCGTACTATTGCGATTTTCAACAAGGTAGGTGCCCACATCTTAAGAAGCCTCCCGCACCTACTTGGTTGACATGTGCAATATTCGCATTACTTGCACTTCTTTTACTTTATGTTGGATTAAGGAATTAATGGAAAAACAAATAAAAATAGTAGTATGTACTGGTGGTTTTGACCCAATACATAGCGGACATATAAAATATCTTAACGCCGCAAGACAATTAGGTGATCGCTTAATTGTAGGTGTTAATAGTGACGAATGGCTCACCCGTAAAAAAGGTAGAGCCTTTATGCCTATCGAAGAACGTAGAATGATAGTAGGATCACTTAAGGATGTAGATGCTACTATGTTGTTTGACGATAGTGATGGTAGCGCCGTATCTTTATTAGAAGAAATAAAAAGATATTACCCATATGCTGAAATAATATTCGCTAACGGCGGGGACAGAAATGTGACTAACATTCCAGAAACAGTCGTTAAAGATGTTGTTTTTAGATTTGGTGTCGGTGGTGATAATAAAGCAAACAGTTCTAGTTGGATACTTGATGAATGGAAGGCACCCAAAACAAAAAGAGATTGGGGATACTATAGAATACTTCATCAAGATGGTCCAGGAGTAAAAGTGAAGGAATTGACTGTTGATCCAGGTAAACGTTTAAGCATGCAACGTCATGGACAACGTAGTGAGTTTTGGTTTGTGTCAAGTGGTGAGGCTACAGTTCAAACTATTAACACAGCAAAAACTGATACAGAATTAATAGGTAATTTCAGTCAACATAAATATCTTCATATTGCACAAGATCAATGGCATCAATTGTGTAATGAAACAAATGAGCCACTAAAGGTTATTGAAATTCAATATGGACTCAATTGTATAGAAGAAGATATTGTACGAAAAAATGCGTCATAGTGTATGTGCATCAGTAGGTGGATTTGCTAATCATTATAGATGGCTACTATTACTTTCTGAAAAGTATAACGATTTAACATCATTAAACGCAAATAGTTTTATGCGTGTTAAAAAAGCCTTTCCATGGAAGGTAGAGGATAAGGTTAAATTTATTGAAGAGAATATTTACTGTAAAGAACGTAATCATAAAAATTGGATAGCATATGAATGGAAGTATAGGAAACCTCTTGACTATATAATATCAGTATCTCATAATATATACGGTGCTTCATATGCAGTGGCTCCTAAACATAGTCCTTCAGTCCCACATAAAATTTTAGTTTCATTATTGGATCCACAAGAATGTCTAAAGCACTATGTAAAATTCAATCCTACTCTTAATACGTTTTCACCCGTAAACTTTGTTGAAAGATGCGCAACTGATATTACAGATGCAAAAGATTATTTGTCACATCTCAGAGAACATGAAGAAGTATTCATAGTAGAAGGTGAAAAATTATATCAACCAGTATTAGATAAAACACTATATAAATCAATAATAGATTTTTTTGAGTTAGAAGATTTATATGAACATGCTAATAAAATTCATATGATGTGGTACAGGATACATAATGCATAGTGTTTGCGCAATACCCGGAGCATTTTCAAATCATGTTCGCTGGTTAATGCTATTGTCTAATGAATACAACAGTGATAGGCTTAATAGTAAAGGCTTTATTATAAGCGGTAAAACCTTTCCTTTAACCTCAAGTGAAAAGGTTGAGTTTATCCGTGAACATGTTTATCCTAGTAATAGAAAATTTTATAATTGGTTACGTTATGAATCATTACTGCGTGATAAGTTAGATACGAGTGTATTATGCACACACCATATGCATAAACACAATAATCCTAATTTACAAGTAAGTAAAACAATCTTATTACGTGCAGGTCATATGTTCTGTGTAGAGAAATACGTTAAGTTACATCCTTTCTTTATACTAGACAACAGAAAGCATAACATGTCCACAGACGAAACAATGTACAATTTTTTCAAGTCTGCGGATGAGAAAAACAGCGTCTATAGACCTAAAGATAATCATAGGATTTTTAGTTGTCGTAGTGAAGCATTTTACGATCCTATATTGAACAAAGAATATTATAATGATATTATTGAATTTTTAGAAATATCAGATGAGTATGATCAGGCGCAACAAATTCATACAATGTGGTATAACTTACACCAGCAAGCAAAATCCGATTGTATCGAATGGTTATTAAACTCAGAATACCCCGATTTCCCATGGGACAGTCATTATTTTAATTATGTATTACAGGGCAGAAATATGCCGTTAGAAGATTACAACATGATTAAGAAATATGCAAAGAAAATATACGGACTAGATGATGCATAGTGTATGTGCTATCAATGGTGGATTTAGCAACCACGTTCGTTGGCTAATGTTATTGTCTAATGAATATAATGGACGTATCAATACAAAAGGGTTTGTAGTACGAAACGATACATACCCAACTGACATTGCGGGTAAGGTAGAATTCATTAAAAAATTTGTATACCCAAATAATAGAAATTTTTATAATTGGATACGTTATGAATTGATGCTGAAGGATCAGTTAGAAACTATCATAATGGTTGCCCAAATTATGAATAAGCATAAGAACTATAACATTGATAAGACAATATTACTAAGGTCCAATGGTGAATTCTGTACTGAAAAGTTTATGAAACTTCACCCACATTACATTTTAGAATTAAAACAAGAAAACAAATTTGACGGCCTAAATAGTGTTATCCAATTTTTGGATACTATGGATAGTAACAACGGCTCATTTATTCCAAAAGAGGGTCACAAAATATTGACTTGTTATAGTGAAACATTGTATAATGAACTGCTAGATAAAGAATTTTACGAAAATATGGTAAACTTTTTCAATATATCAAATGAGTATGAACATGCCAAGGCTGTGCATAGTGCTTGGTATAATTGCCATATTAGGGCAAAACAAGGATGTATTGACTGGATAACTAATTCAAGTTACCCAGATTATCCATGGGATAGTCACTACTTGAATCGTATCCTTAAAGGTAGTAAACTTTCAAATGAGGATTACACATTGATTAAAGACACATTAAAACAAACATACGGGGTAGCATAATGAGAAAATTATTTTATATGGGTCTAGAGCCCTACAAAGCACGATACACGTTACAACTTACTGACTGGAACACAGCAGTATTTGATCGCCGAAATATTAATTATATTGTTGTGCCAGGTGAAACACTATCTAGTGATCAACAGATTGTAACTGGTCAAGTATTAGATGCTCATGGTCGTACATATTACGGTATGAGTCAATTGATGAATCTTGTTAAAATGATGAAAGAAGGATTAGTAACAAATGAAGATGTTATCTACTTTGAGGACATGTTTCAGCCCGGTATCGAGAGCCTACCTTATATTCTTGATCAAGTCGATGATGCTCACCGTCCTCGCATTTTTGTCCGTTGTCTTGCTCAATCCATTGATCCTGATGATTTCGTACATGTATGGGGTATGTCGAAATGGATGCAGAAATATGAAAAGATGGTTAATGAATTTGTAGATGGTGTATTAGCCAGCAACGAAGAAATGGTTATGCATATGCGAGTTGCAGGCTGGACTGCACCCATCTATAATATCTCAGGTCTTGCATTCGGTAAAGAAGAAGTAAGACGCCGTGTATTAGATGCAGGTCAAAATCTCAAACCATTTGAAGAACGTCATATGCGTGTAGGTTTTGCCGCACGTTGGGATCAAGAAAAGCAACCTGATTTCTATTTGGACTTGATTGACGAGTGGCATAATCGTTATGGAAACAACGTAGAGTTTGCTGTGTTTAGTGGTAGTAAACTGCGCAGTAACAATTCTAGTTATATGCAACGCACTAATAAAATGCGTGAAGAAGGAAAATTGAAAGTCTATGAAGATTTAGATAAGACAATCTATTATTTGTTGCTTAACGATACACGTGTATTGTTTAACTGTGCCTTACAAGACTGGGTAAGCAACACAGTCAGCGAAGCAGATGCATTAGGATGTAATGTATTATATCCTGCATATCGTAGTTTTCCTGAGACATTTGCCAATGATCATGAACGTATGTATGTACCATGGTCTATGGACGATGCACTAGAAAAGTTGCATAAGTTACTGATTCAACCCCATCCTAAGCAAGGTAAGATTAGTGATTGGACTGACGGCACTATCGACAGAATTTGTGATATTCTTCAAGGTCGAGGTCAGCAATGGTTGCGTATGTCAAAAGACTATCGCAAATATACAAGAGAAAACAAATACGAGTAATCATGAGAATTGAAACAGAAGTCAAGTTAGATTTTAGTGATGTATTGATTCGCCCTAAGCGCAGTACAATTTCTAGCAGAAAAGAAGTAAACCTAGAACGTACATTCAAGTTCAAACATAGCGGCTTTGAGTGGACTGGCGTCCCTATCATGGCTGCTAACATGGATGGTGTTGGTACGTTTGAAATGGCTGCATCGTTACATGAACATAGGATGTTTACCTGTCTTGTTAAAAGTTATAATTTACACGACTTCATTGAAAACTCCGGCGAAAATATTTTACGATTTGGAAACTTCTGTGCTATTAGTACAGGCACCGGCGACAATGATTGGAGTAAATTACAACAAATTCTAAATACCTATCCTGAAATACATTTCATTTGTATCGATGTAGCGAACGGATATAGTGAACACTTTGGTGATTTTGTCGCTAAGGTTCGTAATAAATATCCTAAACATACAATCATTGCCGGTAACGTTGTTACTGGTGACATGACACAAGAATTGATTTTACGAGGAGCAGATATTGTTAAAGTGGGTATTGGGCCTGGCAGCGTTTGTACTACTCGCATTCAAACTGGTGTGGGGTACCCACAACTTAGTGCTATTATTGAATGCGCCGACGCCGCTCACGGTCTTGGTGGACATATTGTGGCTGACGGTGGATGTACTTGTCCTGGTGATGTTGCTAAGGCTTTTGGTGCTGGTGCGGACTATGTGATGTTAGGTGGCATGTTAGCCGGACACGCTGAAGGTGGAGGAGAAATCATTAAGAAGTATTTTGATGTTGGTCAATATTTTATTGCTGGACAAGATAGATTGGGTGTTTCAGAATATCAACCTGTTATTGAAGGTAGAGAATACGTTAAGTTCTATGGAATGAGTAGTGATACTGCTATGAACAAACATCATGGCGGTGTAGCAAACTATCGTAGTAGCGAAGGTAGAACTGTAGAAGTGCCTTTTAAAGGATCTGTTGAGCATACTGTGTTAGACTTGTTAGGTGGCATTCGTAGTACTTGCAGTTATGTAGGTGCAAACTCACTTAAACAGTTAAGCAAATGTACAACATTTGTAAGAGTCAATAAACAATACAATAACATATTTGCCAAATGACAAAACTGCTTATATCTGCTGGATGTAGTTTTACACAATTTCCAGGTCGTCATAAAACATGGCCCTATCATTTAAGTCAGGCTATGGGCGTTGAAGTTTTATACTTGGGACAAAGTGCCGGTAGTAATGGGATTATAAGTAAGAAAACAATTTTTCACACACTAGAAGCATTAAAGAATCACAATCCAAAAGATATATTAGTTGGTATTATGTGGTCAGGTAGCCATAGAAATGAATTTTATTTTCACGAGGGTAACTCAGAGAGTCACAAATTTGGATATGTTGACAATGATTGTAATCCTGTCAGAATTGTTAGTGACTCAGGTTATTACTTGATAAATGACCACTGGGATGATAGGTTATCAACCAATTATTATAAGCATTACTATGATGACGTAGGATCCGTAATATCAACCATAGAACATATATTGAATGTACAATGGTTTTTAAAAAGTCACGGAGTATCTTATTTCATGACTAAGTATTTTATGGATGTTTTTAATAGTCATCTTAAAATTAGATACCCTAATCCTAAAGCCATAGATGACCATATAGATATAATTGATCATCCTGATGTGAAATACCTATATGATTTAATTGATTTTGATAATTGGATAGACGCTGAAGATTGTCAATCATGGGTTATGAAATACTCAGGCTTACCGTTCCCTATAGAAGGTGATCCACATCCCGGTACAGCACAACACAAGATATATACTGAACAAGTTATTATACCATTTTTGAAAAGGAAAAACTTATGGCAACAAAACGAACTAAACAAGCAGTAGATGTATGGCCCAAAGTAACAATAGGTAGTCATAGCACACGAAAAGAGTATGAAGATGGTAGTGTAGAATTTTTTACTGATTGGGAAGCATTAAAGCGTGATGTTAGTCAAGCATTGCGTGAATACGAACAAAAGAAACTGGTCGATGAGGCACCGTATCATCCAGGTTATGAAGGTGCAGTTGTTGAAAAGGCCGTAAAGCCAAAAACTAAGCGTAAATCAAAGGAGAAAACATGAGCGCACATAATGATATCAATACACATTTGGAAGCATACCTAGTAGAACATGAGAAGTTCGAAAAGGGTAATAATGCCGCAGGCACACGTGCCCGTAAGGCATTGGGTGAATTAGCCAAGGCAGTTAAGGCTCGCCGTAACGAAATCACTGAAACAAAAAATGCACGTAAGGAAGCAAAGGCATAAATACATGTGCTACACAACGGTAGCACATTTTCAAAACTCATATCCGCGTAAGGAAGGATTCATATGTCATATAACAAAACAAAAACTGACCCTGAATTGGGTCGCCTAGTACACGAACACTTAGTAAAAGTAGGTGTTGAAACCCCAGTCAAAAAGCGTAACTTAGACCGCAAAGATCAAATCGATATCATCGAGGGTAATTTTGCTGAGATTATGCGAGCCTTAGGCTTAGACCTAAGTGATGACAGTCTTATGGAAACACCTAAACGTGTTGCCAAGATGTATGTCAACGAAATCTTTTGGGGTCTTGACTACGATGCATTTCCAAAATGTACTACAGTCAATAACAAAATGAACTACAACGAAATGGTTGTAGAACGTAATGTTAGTGTACAAAGTAATTGCGAACATCACTTTGTAGTTATCGATGGGCATGCTACAGTTGCTTATGTTCCTAAAAGCAAAGTACTAGGACTCAGTAAAATCAATCGCATCGTAGAGTACTTTAGTAAGCGTCCTCAAATACAAGAACGATTAACTGAACAGATTTTTCACACATTGCAATTCATCTTAGATACTGAAGATGTTGCAGTTATGATTGACGCACAACATTATTGTGTAAAATCACGTGGCGTGGAAGATACTGGTAGCAGTACAGTTACTAGTAGACTTGGCGGAGGATTCAAAAATGATCCTGCTGTTCGTAATGAGTTTTATCATCTTGCAAGACAGGGTTGCAAGTGACTGCTCTGTTATTTCTGAAGATATCAGCAGGCATTTTAATTGCCTTGATCATATATTTGTTGATCAAGTATGCACCAAGGCATAAAGACTGTAATAATGACTGCAATATCACAGGAGTTTGTACTTGCGGATATATGGATAATAACTGGAGTGACTAATGGGATTTCGTAAACCAATGGATTATAATAGTGTTCATCATCAAATTTACATGGCTGGTGTAGAATTACACAGTCCCTATAATGATGGTTATGTACAATGGGCTATCAAACAAGACTTGTATAAGATTAAATGGCTTGTTGATGCTATACTTAAAGATAGTGGATCCTTTTCAGGAGAAGAGGAGTTCTTAAAAGAACATGAACAAACTGTCATGTGGAAAACGTTACAAAGATGATATTCAATAAGATTAAAGAACTAAAGGCTCAGGGTCTTAAAATTGGTATTACCTTTAGTACCTTTGACTTGTTGCATGCAGGTCACATTGCTATGCTTAGTGAAGCAAAAAATCATTGTGACTATTTGATTGCAGGATTACAAACTGATCCTACTATTGATAGACCCGACACAAAGAATCAACCAGTACAAAGTATTGTTGAACGTCAAATTCAACTTAGCGCATGTCGCTTTGTAGATGAAGTTGTTGTTTATCAAACTGAACAAGACTTGATTGACCTATTATTAATTCTACCAGTAGATGTGCGTATCTTAGGTATAGAATACCAAGACAAACATTTTACAGGCCGTGATGAATGCTGTGACAGAGGTATTGAAATAGTATTCAACGGTCGTGATCATAGTTTTAGTTCTAGTAGTTTACGTAAGCGTGTGGCAGAAGCACAAATTATTAACAAATTAAATCAATGAGTATATGATGATAAACAGTGAAGAAATTCAAAATCGTATGAGTGAATTAATGGCACCCATTGATCAACAGTTGTTTATGTGTAACGATAGACAAGATGAGTTGATGTTAGCCTGCGTTATGCTACAAAGAGTTAGGGAAATCTTTGATACTCAATTAGGTATTGAAGGTAGAAAAAAGATGTTTATGGATTTAGTATGACAAAAAATATTAATTTAAACGAATATAATCGTAATCATGAAATTAGAAATTTCCCTAACCTAGAAAAGGAACTTGAGGAATATTACGAGTTATTCATCAAAGATGAAATAGTACAGAATAAGGTATCTCCTCGAGGGCACTATGAATATAAAATAGGCTTTAAAGAGATATTCTATTATATCAGTTGGCTGTATGATAACAATCCAAAAAGTGTTATTGATCTAGGTGCAGGTGAATGTTTTTGGAAACGTTGGTTTCCCAATATAACATCACTTGAACCGGGTGGTTACGCATCAGGTGAATATGCAGATTTACATATGGATTTCTCCGAAAAGTTT